GCGCGCTTCCGCCGCCCGGTAGCGCACGAGCTGTTTGTCGATCGTGTCAACGTCCTGGGCGAGGGCGTCGTGCTCCTCTTCCTCGGCCGCGTCCAGCGTGACGCCCGCGTCGCCCGACTTCGTCAGGAGCGCATCGATCCGATCGGTCTTTTCTTTCCGCGAGGCGAGGCAGTCGGCGATCATGTCCGCGTAACTTTTCTTCATGGGCAGCGTCCGTCGCGTGGAGACCACGCGCGAAGAGCCCGAAGCGCCGGGCGAGGATGAACGGCCGGACGCGGCCTTGATCGACACGATACTGGCGTCGGTGTTGGCGGGGATCGTCACCGCGGACAGCTCGAGCCAGAGCCACTTCAGGAAGTGATAGCCGCCGGTGGTTTTGTCGTAGGACTCTTCCAAACTCTTGAAGCCGATGCTCAAGCCTTTGACCAGGCCGATCTTGATCGACTGCCAGGCGTCGTCGAGGCGCGTCTTGAGCGGGCCAGGCTCGTCGGTCTTCGCGAGGCGGGCCTTGATCTCGATGCCGGCGTCGGTGACGCGCGCGGCGTAGACTTCGCCGATGGGCTGCTTGCCGTCATGCTGCCAGAGCAGCGGGATCGGGAGTTTGAACTGCGCGCCCGCGGGTTCGACGACATCGTCCATCAGGTCGGCGGTGGCGGACGTGGCGATGCCCGTGATGATCCGCTGATCACCGTCGACGGCTTTGATTTCAAGAAGGGCGAACGCGCGATGGTTCACGCGTCAGAGTGTGCGGCGGTTTTCCGAGAGGGGAATTGTTCAGTAGGGAAAAGCGGGCGAGCACGAATGCCCGCCCCATGAATCGCCTGCCTCGCCAAGTCAGGACGTGCCACAACTGGCCCGGTCGGACCCTGCCTTGTCCTACCCCGCCAGATCATGCGACGCCGGACCATACCCCGCCTGCCACGCCTCGCCCGGCCTGTCCAGGGCTTCCCAGGAACATGCCTGTCCACGTCGGCCCCGCCCCGCCGCGACGCGCCGTGCCTCATCTCACCGGATCATGCCTTACCGTGCCCGGCCAAGTCGGACCACGCCTGCCCAGCCCGGCCACGCCTCTGTCTTACCCCGTCTCGATCGCACCCCGCCCGGCCTTGCAACGCCGGCCGTGTCTCGTCGGATCTGGTTGTGCCTGACCCAGCCTCACCCCGTCACGTCTAGCCTGTCGGCCTGGTGACGCCCCGTCGCGCCGCCCTCTTCGCATCATGCCGCGCCTAGTCTCGTCTGCCGCATCTTGCCCGGCCCGGCCCTGTCGGGACTGACCTCTACCCCGCCAAGCCTGCCGCGCCAATCCCCGCCGTGCCGAACCGTACCCAGTCCGGCCGCGCCACGACTGCCGTGTGCTTACGCCGCTTTCTTCGTCCGCGCGATCCGCGCGACCCCCGCCACTTGCGCGAGGAGGCCATCGATCTGCCGCGACAACCCCAGCGGCGCGGCGATGTCATATGCCCGTCGCAGATGCCCGGCCGCCGTTTCCAGACACACGATCAGCGACTCGCGCGCCGCGTCGGGATCGGATCGGAGGTTCACCACCGACCGATACTGCCCCGCGCTTCCGGACCCGGTGATGTAGGCCGGCACCTTCAGCACGGTTTCATGGTGCGAGACTTGAAGCGTCACCGCGCCGATGATGACGCGCGCACGATGGAGCCACCAATGCTCCGCTGCCGCCTTGAGATTCCAGTTGAACAACGGATGGAGCGGACTACGCGTCCGCTTTGCATCCGCGAGGAGCCGCCGCGCCGAGAGCTGCCCCCGCGCGGTTTCCAGGCCTTTGATGTGCGCGAGCTGCGCTTGCGTGAGCTTCATCACGCCACGCCTTTCAGTTGGCGCTTGGCGCGCTCATCGTCGAACCACGACAGGAGTTCCGTCGTCTCGTCGTCGTAGCAGACCGGCACGTCGAGGCCCGCCTGCTGCGCCTTGCGCCCGCCCTCTTTCAGGATCCGCTTGTAGTCGGCATCCTCCTTATTCGTGATGCGGAATTGTCCGTAACTCATCGCGCCTTTTTCGGGCCGCCCATCGCCGACGCCAATCGTGAGCCCCGCCGCGGCCAGCAGGTTCACGACGGCCTGGGCACGGATCAAGGGCTGCACGTACGTCACCCGCAACGTGCAGGCCCATTCCGGCACGATCGCCCGCGTGCGGACGTCCGGGGTTTTGTTCATGTCCGCCGACCGCACGATCGCCATGAACAGTTTCGGCGCCCCGTAGATGCCGATGTAATCCCCTTCGATGTACGTGAGGCGGCCGATCTGCGCTTTCTTCGCGCCGGGCATGTCGAGGGCCGCCGAGCGAATCGCCCCCTTGAACGCCGTCGCCAGCAGCGCGAGCAACGTCGGGCCCTCCCGTAACGTGTACGCCGACGCGCGGTACTCCTCCACCGGAATATGCTTGAGCGACGTCGCGCGTTCCGCCGCATTCTTCCGCCCCTTCGGCATCAGCAGTTCGTGCTTAGCTTTCTCGCTCATCCGATTCAGCACCAGCGGACTAGTGCCCACGAGGCAACATTCGACGCTCCCTTTTTCCACTTTAAGAATGTCGGTGATCTCGCTGTCAGGTGTAGGCTTTTTCGTAGCCATGATGTGTCCCTCCTTGGGGGACCTGTGGTGAGAGGTTGTCCGATGCGGGATTGCGTCGGACAGCCTCGGGCCTTCCCTACCGTTTCAACTTCAACAAATCCCGGACGAGCCCCGAGAGGCTTTCCCCGCGCGCATTCGCCAACCGGACCAGCCGGTCGTATTCACTCGTCGGAATCCACGCCGTGATCGACGTACTCGGGGCCTCCGCTTTCGGGCGACCGCGCGTCGGCGGATCATCCTTCGGGGGATCAGCCATGTGTCGCCTCCTGTCATGCGCGCCCCGCCGTGACGTCCGCCCGGAACTGCTCCACGTCACGGCGCAGGAGGTCGAGCTCGCGATCCAGGGCGGGTGATCCGGTCAGGTTCAACGCCTGGAGGAGCCGCACGACCGCCCCGGCCCCGGCGAAGTACGCGCGGCGACTTTCGATCACCTGATAATTCGACGCGTCGAGCGGCACGACGCTGAGGCGATACGTTTTCCAGTCTTGCTCGAGTTGGTTCATGCTTTTGCCCCGCCAAGTACAAGAAGCTGATAGTTCGGCGCCGCCGGTTTCGCCCGCAGCGCGAGACTCATCCCCGTCGTCGCCGCCTTGATCGGATCGATGCGGCTCCGGCTTTTCTTCTTGGAAAATTGGATGTTGCCCTTGCCGTCTTCCTGACTCACGACGTTACTCGCCGCCCACGCCGTCACCGGACACCCGCGCGCGTCGACGTGGCCCGCCAGCACCGCGGCCTGGAACGTGGTCTCGGCTTCGCTGAGGAACTGATAGGTCTGCCGCACCTCGAGCACCTGCGTCTCGGTGAAGCCATCGACGGCCATCAGTTGCGCGATGACGTCGTGCGCGTGCCACGGGTCGAAGCCAATTTGCGCGATCGCGAAGTCCGCGCGGTGGAGTGTCAGGATCTCGCGGATGACATGGTGGTTGATCTCGGTCCCCGGCGTCGTCCGCAGCCAGCCTTGATCGCGCCACACGGGATACGGCGCGCGGTCGCGATGCGCGCGGTCGGCCAGGGTGTCTTCCGGCGTCCAGATGTATTGCAGCAATCGCCACGACACCCGGTCCGGTGTCGGCGGAAACACGAACGAGAGCGCACACAGATCCAGCTTCGACGCCAGGTCCACCCCGACGTAACAGGTCTCGCCTTTCAGGTCGTCGATCGCCCAGTCCGTTTGGCCCTTCCGCCAGCCGTCGACCGAGAGGCACGGCGCCGTCGCGTTGCCTTCGAGGTTCAGATGCTTTTGCTTGTAGGTCGCCGCCGCGGCCGGGATGCCCTGCGCCTTGAGGACCTTGGCGGCGAGATCCTCCGCGTTGACGCTGATGCCGTAATTCGGATTGGCTTTGCGCGCGGTCGCCGGCAGCGTCCAGTCGTCGGTCCGATCCGCGTGCGCCGTGAAGGTAAAGAACGACTCGTCCTCCAGCACGCCGTCGAGGATCTTGTTCGCATAGTCGTTCTGATCGCCCCAGGGCGAGACCGGGTTATCGCCGAACGTGGTAATCAGATAGATCACCGGTTGCTGGCGCGCGCCGGTCGCCGTCTCCATCACGTCGAGCATGCCGCGATCTTTCATCGCGTGAATTTCATCGCCGACCACCACGTTCGGGTTCAGGCCGTCGGTCGAGTCGTGATCCGCGCCGAGCGGCTCGAGCTTGCTCGCGGTGTCGTCGCGATGGAGATTCGCCGCGAGGACCTTGATCCGTTCCTTCAGGCCGCTCGACTGCACGAGCTTCTTGCAATCCTGAAAGACGATCTTCGCTTGGTCGCGTTTGGTCGCGACCGCGTACCCCTCGGCGCCGGCTTCCCCATCGAAGAACGTGAGGTAGAGCAGCACGATCGCCGCGAGCAACGTCTTGCCGTTTTTGCGGGGCACCTGGACGAACACCGTCCGGAAGCGGCGCCGCCCGGTCTCGACGTGCACCCAGCCGAAGAGACTCCCGGTAATGAACTGCTGCCACGGCTCGAGCGCGATCGGCTGCCCCGCCCATTCGCCTTTGTAGTGTTTCAGGAGGCCGGCAAAGCGAAAGAACCGATCCGCGAGCTCCGCGTCGAAGCGGTACGGAAACGCCGTGGTCCCCTCGCGCTGGCGATCGCGCAGCTGCCGCGCGCACGCGAGCCGGTGGTACGTGCCGGCCGGCACCTTCCCCGCCACGACGGCCCGCGCGTACGTGTCGACGGCGTGCTCAGGACGGCGGCCGAACGCCATGGGACTCCAGAAAGAAGAAATTCATTTCTCGCGCGTGGACCGCCACGGGTTATTCCTGCGCCTCACCTACCGCAGCGACGGCCGGTGGTTGTCTCAGCACCGAAAATTCATAAGCCCGTTGCGCGTGCCGCTCTGCATTTGCCTTCGCTCTTGCTGTAGTCCGCTCGTTGTTGATCTCACGACGGCGGTACCGTCTGATGTCGTTCCAGGTCCACTTAAGAAAGGCGGTGATCTGCTCGACCTGGACTTCGTGTAGCTCAAACCACTCCCCGTGGTGCCGCACACGTTCATATTTCTTGTGCAACAGTCGCTCGATGTCGCGGGCTTTCTCTCCGCAGCACACAACCGCATGAACGACGTGCTTCACGGGAAGCGCGGAACTGTGACGAAGGTCACGTAGGCGCCTGCGAATATTTCCCGTCATGCCGATCTTGTGCAGTTCGCCACTCTTAAACACGTACACGTTCCACGGTGTTGGCCCTATTGGCGGGTTTCGGCATTTGTGATTCGGAGGCGATTCGTTCATCAGTTCGTTCTCACGGTCGCCCAACGGCACCACGAACATTCGACGCGGTAGATCCCCCTGCCCAACGGCACGCCAGACTGTCTACGCGCGCACCCTGATCGTCGTCGTGTTCTGTCAGGACGGCGCCCGACCATGCGTCTCCTCAAACTCCGAGAACGGATCCACCGGCGCGGGCCCCTCGGTCAGTTCCTTCCCGATCGGCGCCAGCTTGAAGCGCGCCAGCCCCACTTCGACGCGCTGCATCATCCCGCGATGATGGCCGAGCAACGGATGCGCCTTCTTCCCCGAGACCATGGTGAGCACCTGGCCCTCTTTGTCGATCCGGGCCTGCATCGTGCGCTTGACCACAATCGCCTCCAGGAGGTCACAGAAGGCCAGCACGGTGGCCGCGGTCAACGTCCGGGCCTCCAGGGCAAAGGGCGCGAGCTGGTCCCACAGGAGGCGCTGGGCCTCGGTCAGATCGGCCGGCGGCGGCACGACGGCGATCGGCGGCTCCGGTGGCTCCGGCGGACGGCCAGCCGGTGGCCGCGCCGTCCCCGCGAGCACTTTGTCCGCCTGCGGCTTGGCCGGCCGTCCCGCGCCGACGCGCATCCCGCCGCTCCCTTTACCGCCCATCGCCTTTGATTCCTAACTCCTCTGAGTCCAACGCGTTTCTGCCTTCCTCACCCAGAACGATTGGATTACGCGCCCGCGAGAAGGAAGG